GTGAAGCAAAGTCGTAAAGCGGCACCCGCATCGACTGTACGTACGGAACCTACAGAATCGACAAGAAGCAAAGTTTCTGGGAGTAAAGTAGGTGCACGTATGAAGAAGAGTTCCAAGAATACAACTATTCCGGATACTCCTGATGTGATCATACCTTTAAAAGATACCCACATTCGTGGTAACTTTTCAACAAGTGTGATTAGCTTTGAAGATCCTGGCAATTCTCCGCCAGGTCCCATTGAGTTATCGTACGAAGTATGTCAAAATGGATCTTCAAAGAGATTGGCCCAGTACAAAAAAATGTACAATGGGTCAACTTATGAACTGCCTACACCCTCTTTAGTTGTCGGCGGCAACCAAGCTCAGGCAGGTCAAAAGTTACAACCATCAACCATGGCAGGATTTGGACGCTCTAACGTCCATTGGCCATTTGCGTGGCATGATTATGTGCTTCCAGGAGGAAAACAGCTTACATCAAAGATGGCTTGTTTTACCCGAACACAAATCTTAGATTGCTTTACTGCAATCTGGGGACCGTGGGGCTCTACGGTCGATATTAATCTTCTAATTAAACAATTAGAAGCTTCTGTAGGTGGCAATGAACGTATAGATTGGCCACTCGATTATATCGAGTGCGAATATACGTACCTTAACAATAATGTAGGCTTACCAGCTGAGCTTACACTTTATTTGTGCCAACCTACTAAAAATCTGACTGCTACACATAGTCCAATGTCAGATTGGATTTATCCATGGGGCGGGACACTTGTTAGTGGCCCAGAGTTAATGGACCCGAGTTATGCATATAACCCGGTTTTAACTGCGTCGGAGAAAGTCATGTTTGACTATCCGACGACCCCTGGTACAATCGGCAATGTTAACATGGTGGCGCAAGCTTCCAGCGTTTTAACTGCCTCTACGGAAATTGTTCATGAGGCTACGCCTCAGGGATTCAGCACAAAATTTCGTAGAAACTGGGATGTAGCACATGTTAAAAAGATCGTGCTACAACCCCAGCAAGAACTGAAGCTAACTCTTCGAGTTAAAATGTCTCAGTTATTTGATTTTAAGAAATTCCTTTCTTATGATTCTGGTCAGGAAAAATTTGAGCTCTTTGAAGGACTTTCAATTTTTCCTATGTTGAAATACAAGGGGTTTGAAACCACTGCTGTTTCATCTGGATTAAAAAGAGATGCTGGCATTACTAGACAGAATCGATTTCTTACAACGACCGCACCACGTAGTGGTCCGGTTATGATCTCTACAGGCATGAAATGCCGTATGAGATGCAACGTAAAAAGTGTTCCTCCAGCTGGTAGTCCAACTGGAGTCGTAGGTAGTCCGACTGTTTCTGACGTACTAGACACTTTTGCAGTATCTCGACGTGACTTAATGTCTTATAATGACGTCGAACGTGGTCAACAAATGCCCTATTATAGTGTCAACGATAATTTAGGGTATTTTTCTGATCTGGGTACTAAGCCCACGGCGCAAGAGTATTATACTCAGCTAGTGGAGCTTAATGTTAAAGGATTGCCTAGTGCCCAATCTTTTCCAGATACAGACGCCACGATTCTTCAGGCAAATTTAGTAACACTAAATTCAACTGATAACTGGAATCAACTTGATGTTAAGACTACTAGTCGTAACCAAGTTGTATCTGCTGAAGCAGATATAAAAATTAATTAATTTTTGTTTTATTTACATACTTATACACTCTTGGTGTATAATATATGTAGGGAGTTTCCCTAGGGTCTTTTAACTAAGGCCCGAAATAAAAGTAATTGATGCATACAAACTATGCCAGCAAAGAAATCGCCTAAACTACAGGTTTGGTCTTTGACTTATCAGGAAACGGAAGCTAACAAGCTCCCTACTGCTGAAAAGCTGATCTCAGCCTTTGAGGCCCTAGATTGTAAGGCGTATTACTTTCAATGTGAAAGAGCGCCTACAACCGGCAGGCTGCATTGGCAGTGCAACATACGGCTTAAGTCGCCAATGACAGAGCCTGCTATTCGTGCAAGGATAAAATCTACTTGCAGGAAAGACTATGCTGGTGGTTGCCTTACGTGCACCGCCACTCATAGTACCAAGGCTGCGGCCTTCTACTGTCTCAAAGAAGAGACACGGGTAGAAGGTACAAAGCCATACGCGTACCCAGATACTGTCTATTTGGGAGCGGATCTACATGACTATGCTAACATGTACCCATGGCAGAAGTCTGTCTATGACATGGTCATAGGGAAAAAACCCGATGATCGCGATATTACACTTATCGTTGATCCTATGGGTTTTAACGGCAAGTCTGACTTTGTCAAAGGCTTGGCGTACCACCACAATGCAAGGGTAGTCCCGCTGGGCCTTACTAGTGCCCAGATGAAATCTGCAATTGTGGGAGAGGGTGCACATTCAATTTATTGTATTGACATCCCTCGTAATAATAAATCGTACGTCGAAATATTCGACACGATTGAGGAGATAAAGAGAGGCTTTGTCATCTCTTGTTTTCATGGAAAACTTAACGAGTTGTTCATGTATCGTCCGCACATCGTGTGCTTTACGAACGAGTGTCCAGACTTATCTTTATTAAGTTTTGACATGTGGAAAGTGTACACGATAGCGTCTTCTGACAAGACTTTAGTCCCAGAAGACAAGTGGCAAATTCGACGAATGCAACAACAAAACAAGCCCCAAAAAATTAAACATAGTTGGGGATCTTTAGAAGGGGTGTAACGAGAGACAGCGGCAGCGCCTTTTACACCCCGGCGCTTTTAAGCGCTAACAATGAATTTGTTATACAAATTTATTGTTCAAATTTTTTAAATCAAACATTTATGAAATTATTTTATGGAGGTCTGGTAGGCCGTTTTAGAAAAAAGGTACGACCAGCAGTAAGTCCAGCAACACGACCTACATCATTACCTGCGGCCAGTGCCCGCATAGCAGAAGCAGTACCTCAAAAACTTGAGGTGAAGCAAAGTCGTAAAGCGGCACCCGCATCGACTGTACGTACGGAACCTACAGAATCGACAAGAAGCAAAGTTTCTGGGAGTAAAGTAGGTGCACGT